GATAATCGCCTCGCCCATTGTCTTGATTTCAGGCTGCTCGCCAGTCTTGCCGTTGCCAAAGTCAGGGCGGTCCACAGGCTGCGCGAGAAAGGTTTCAATCGCTTTCAGGCGTTTGCTGCGGTCGGCATACTTGTTCTCTTCGTCAACCTTGGCGCTCAGCTCTTCAATCGACTTCCAGCGTGTGTCAAGCTCGGCTTGCTGCTCGGTGGTAGGCGTCTCTGCGCCTTGCTTTTCCCAGAACGCTTTCTCGGCCTCTACCAGCGCCTTAAGCTCCTGTGCGGCTGTTTTCTTCTCTTCCGGCATTGTTGTTGCTCCTTGCGTGTTAAGGCTACGCCAGCGCTCGAATAGCGAGGCTTTGCATGCGTAGCGATTGAGTCCTTAGCGCGGCCACGTCGATTGACTTCTCTTTCGGCTTGGGTTCAGAAGCGGCAAGTAACTCGTCAAGTGCGTCTCTTGCTGCCAACACCTTTTTCCGGTTGGAGTCAGAGAGAATCCGGCCTTCCTTGACTCGGTTCTCGTGGTTGCGCTGCATGTTGCTGGTGTGCTTCGCCAATGCGGATACCACATCGTCAAAGGACTCAAAGGAGTCGGATACCGGCTGGCCTTTGAGGTAGTCAATAATCTTGTCTTTGCCATGCGCAGTTATTAGCGCATCAAGTTCAGATTCCAGTGTTGATTCCACCTGCTCTGCTGACTTCGCCGCCGTTGCCGTTGCGCGCTTATTCATTGGCGCGGTAACAATGGAATCCTCAATCGCCTCAACTGACTTCAGGATGCGAATGCGGTTAAACTTTTGCGCCTTTTCCAGCATCGCAGGCAGGAGATCGGCCTTGATGTACTTGGGCAACTCAGCCTCATAGTCCTTGGCCTCAACATGAGCAAAGGACGTAGGCGCATAGCCAAACGAGAAGCCCACAGTTTTACCCGCGGCCAAGCGCTCCTTTGCCTTAGTGCGCACGTTCTGCGCGTCGGGAGTAGAATGAAACTGTGATTTGACGAACCAGCCGTGATCATCTTCGTGCGCGTCAACTGGAAACCCCACTGCCTTATCAAAGTCCCAATCATGAGACTGTGCGGTGAAGCCGCTTAAAAGGTAGTCGCTGAGCGTATCTTTGAATGCGCCCTTGACAACAATGTCGCCGCCTTCGTCAATCACGCCGTAAACTGAGCGATAACCCTCGATGGAACCTGAGCCATCGTCGGAGACTTTCAGATCCTTCAGGCTGGTAAATTTGCGCTCTATTGGCATAAACAAAAAGCCCGTCGCAATCTCCATTGCTGGAAATCACGGCGGGCAGGTCGTCATCACGGGCTGACGCTTAACTCGCTAAATTGTTATCAAGTCGCGGTCTTCTGTCGCAATCCCTTGACGCGGTCGATCAGGTTGTACAACTGCCGCTCAATCTTCTGTAGTTCCTGCTTCGTCTCCTGACGCACGTCTGGTTTGACTAAAGGAACACGCTGCGAATTCAGCAGTGTTGGTTCAGGCTTAGGGGATTGCTGGCTCATTCCACGCCACACTTTAACACAACCATACGGTCAGATTGCAACAAACTTTGTACGGTTATTCTTTTGGTATTTCCGGCGATGGCATCCAGTAGCGCACGTCTACCCCTCTGCGCATCCCCTCTCGGGCGTCAACATACACAAATCCCGCGTCGTCAAAGTACTCTCCGCTGATAGCCGCACTAGAGTAGTTAGGATCATATTCAGCAAGCAATACACGTTGGGCATTCTCTGGCAACTTTTCCTTAACACTAATAAAGTCAGACGCTAGCCATGCAGCCTCAATGCCCTGCTTGTCAAACTGACACTGATAACAGCCTTCTTCTTTCCAGCGTGGCTGAAACTGGCAAGGACACAACATTACACGTTGATACAGCCGGCGTAGCGCTTGGGCAACGGGATCAACACGGTCTCCCGCAGACCCACTAAAGTTTTCGATCTGACGCTCAATTTCAGGCCTCATAATTAATTACTTGCCAACCCTTGCCGTAAATATCCTCGCCAGTGATCGGCGTGTATCGCGGTCCAAACCATGGGCGTGGTGCAATCACACGCTTGTTTGGTGCCTCACCCAGAATCGCTGCCATTGCGCTATAGGCTGAGTTGGCTATGATGAACGACGTGCATCTTTTAAGTAACCGGAAATCATCAAGGTAATTGCGTCCCTCGCTGTAATCAACCTCGTTGTCGAACATCCGCTTGCACTCGGCAATATCATCGCTGAAGACGAGAAACTTTGCGCCGGAGAATCGTTCCATCGCCGCGCGGTAGTAACTCTCAGGCACACGCGGGTGATAGCCGCCTGTGTAATCACCACGCCTGACGTGGATTGCCACGTAGTCATTCTGCACAGGCTCATCAGTCATGCGCAGCCACCAGCGAACCTCGTTAAGGCAGTGCGTGAAGTAGCGTTCGCTTTGCATATGCCCGCTCAAGCTAACACTCTCTGTCAGGCGCACGTCGCTGTAGCCCCAATCGATGAAGCGGTCGGGCAGTGTCGGGCCATCATAGACAGGCAGCGGGTTAACAAAGTGTCGATATACGTCGCAGTCTTCAGTTGAGCCAAAGCGTTGTTGATGGTCATGGTTGATCCAGCGCGGAAAAGCGAAGTCAAAATTGTTCCGGCGGGCAATCCCTATCGTGCTCGCGACTTGAAACATCTGATTCGCCAGACGGCCGTAATGGCCTAACGCATTGAAGGTTACTATTCCCACGGAGCATCCGGCCTCTCTCGACCAAGGGCTTTTCTAGCAGCCACAGCGGCAGCACTTGATTGGCGTGACTGATACGGAGCAACAATATTTACCAGACCCCAAACCTCGTCCTCTTCGCCCTTAACCAAGAGCTGGACCCGATCTGGACTCTTCCATTGGACTGTTGCCACCATGCGGGCAAATTCGCTGATATCGAGATGATTAAACGCGCCACCGAACACATCAGCCTGCCATGCCTTATGTCCTCCTTCGTTGCTGTTAAGATGATTCAGTCCCACATGCTGCCCGTGGGCCAGTAGCCAGTTGTTAATTTTGTCAATAGGCGGAAATATATTTTCAGGATCTTCTTCGGCTAAGGAAACCAAAACTATCACGTCTGTTACCACGCTCATAATACATGCTCCATCATAGTCATCCTTAATGCTGTTAATGCCGCACCTAACGCACCACGCTTCACCTTGATCCAACATCTCCCACTCGTGCGCGATACCAGTCAAAGGTTGGGCAGAGTCCGTCATACAGGTTGATTTTAGCACGCCAGCCAAGTGCGTTGAGGCGCGTACTATCCAGCAGCTTGCGTGGCGGGCCATCCGGCTTGCCGGAATCAAACTTTATCTCGCCGCGATAGCCGACAACCTCAGCAATCATGTGAGCCAGCTCACTGATAGTGACTTCTTGCCCGGAACCTACGTTGATTGGCTCACTGTCATTGTATTCGGCCATCAGCGTTATCAGCGCATCGGCCAAGTCGTCAACGTGAAGGAATTCACGCAGCGCCTTGCCGGTGCCCCAAAGCGCGATTGAGCGATCTCCATTGCGTGCTGCCCGATGCAGCCGCGACATCAGCGACGGAATCACATGCGCGTCGATGGAGTCAAAGTGATCGTTAGGGCCATAGAGGTTAGTAGGCATGGCACAGATTGCATTGAGGCCGTACTGCTTGCGATAGGCCTGGCACATCTTCAGCCCGGCAATCTTGGCAATTGCGTACCACTGGTTGGTTGGCTCAAGCGGGCCGGTGAGTAAGGCGTCTTCACTGATTGGTTGCTGAGCATCACGCGGGTAGATGCAGGATGAACCGAGGAAGAGAAGTTTCCCACAGCCGTTTAGCCGGGCAGCGTTAATAACATTGCACTGGATTAGAAGATTGTCACGAATGAAATCCGCCGGGTAAGTGGAGTTTGCGTGGATACCGCCGACCTTGGCCGCTGCGAGATAGACATGATGAATCTTACTACCCCAAAAGAAGCCGTAGGTGTCTGCTTGGTTTCTTAGGTCAAGCTGCTCGCGGGTACGTGTAACAGCATCAGGTATACGCCGCAATAACGCACTGCCAACAAGTCCAGTGTGGCCCGCGATGAAGACGCTCACTTTTATAGTACTCCATACTCATGCAGGTGGATCACCGCAGGTCGATGGCCGTGTGGCCGCTGGCCTGCCTGAAACGCGCGCCACTCGAATTGCTGGTCCAACTGGCTCCAGTGCCTGTCCATGCCCTGCCAGATGTCAGGGAGCAGGTTCATTAGTTCGCCGGAAAACTTGACGCAGCCAAAGCTATGAAAGATGCCGATGCCATGTTGATCGTACGAGTACGCGCACCACAGCGCGGGGCAAGCGGTTAACTCTTCCAACGCACCCGGCCACGGCAGAATATCGTGCTCGACTAAGATGACTGTTTCGCGTTGCTGCCATAGTTCCGTGAGCAAGGCCCAGTAGGCGTCGTCACTGGCACTGACGTCGACGTAATGCGGACTGTAACGCCTGAGTAACCACCGTTGCTCCCGCCGCAACCTCGTGTAGGGAACAACAGCCTTCATGCCCGTAGCCAAACCAGTCTGCTAATCATCATTACACTGTTTCAGCGCTGGGGTATCACGCGAGCACTGGTCCACGGCCTTGCGGGCCACCGCGTCACCAGCGCGTTCCAGTGACTTGCCAGCACTGCGGGCTACGGGACAGGGAGCCTGGCGCAGCGCGGCACCGGCTAATCCTGCCGCGTGGCCAGCGGTTACGGCCCCTGTGCGCATTGTGTTGGTGTAGTGGTCGGTTAGTGTTTTCTTCCTGCTCATATGCTTGCTCCCTCTCTCTATTTGCTCAACCATGATCGATTAAAGTATAACTCCCACTCCAGCAACGGATGTGGCTCACACTCGGGGAAAAGATGCCCATAGTCCTGCCTGACCAGAATCAAGTTGCCGGTGTGGCACAGCACGAAATAGCCACGCTCCAGCGCCGCGACCGTCATGGCCCAATAGCCCACGCCACCGTCGCCATTAACTCGCTCGTCAGGCGGTTCAATGCTGGAGTCGATTTCTACGACAACAACCTTGGGGCGGGCTTGCATGCCGCAGAAGATTGCGTAATCGCCGCCATCGGTGTCCAGACTAAGCAGATCGCAGCGATCGTCGACAAAGGCGTTGACGTTGCGCGCGTCTACGCGGGAGCATTGGCAGCGGACTCGCGGGTTGTCTCGCCAGTTCTCCTTGCACTTGAGGTAAAGGTTGTAGTCGGATTCAACGAATAGACCACTCCAGCCAACGTTCTCTAACAGCAGCGCCGTGTTTGAGCAGAACAATCCATCTGATCCACCAATCTCAACACAGTAACCGTGGTTCTGCTTTAGACGCACAAGCGCTGCCAGCAACACGCCTTCTTCGCCGTTCTGCGAAAACTTATAGTTACGAGCGTATTTGTGGAGGAAGCTAAGCACCTAACAATCTCAATCTTTCTTTCAACGCCTCTGCCTTTGCCGGACAAACCTGCCGTGGCATCAGATTACCACAGTACTCGCAGAGCATCAGGTTGTAACTGACATTGAATCCCCTGCCGCTTTGAAATCCGCGTCCATCATCAGGGTGCCTGCCACGCCCACTTGCGCGCTGGCGCGTCATGTAGCATTCCAGTTGCGAGGCGTCTAACCCGTTGGCGCGCACGAGATCAAGTAGCGCGCGCTCTTCAGATGCGAGCAGAGGTTGCAAGGCTTGGTTCATGTTGCTCACTTCCAGTCAGCATTACGCTTACGATGATGGTGTACAAACGGTTCATAATTATCAGCTGCGTACTCAGGTAGCTTAGGGTAAACAAACCCACCGTCGGGCTGGTCCATGTTGTACCTAGCGCCCCACCAATGTAGCCGCAAACCATCGCGATACGCCATCGTTGTCAGAATTGCCTGATCATGTCGATGCTCGCGGAACTCAGGATGATTTGGCGCGCGACTTGGCGAGTCGTCAATCAACCTGCCACCTTCAAACAGGCACCAGTCAAGCCATTCGGCAGTGAAGGCGCGGGTATAGTCACTGACACGAAAGAAGATCACGCTGGCTTGGCATTGCCTGCCGAAGCGTAACCACATTTGCTCTGAGCGATAACGGTAATCATCTTCAGTCTTTACGGTTCCCATTCTATAGTCGGGCCACACCGTCTCTACCACATCTCGCTTGCACCAATGCGCATGCTCCCAGTTGTTACCAAATAGAAAGATGTCCTGGTCCATGCGGTCGATGATGTGGGAGACAGGGGCGATGAACTCGATACCCGCGTCGGCGTAGATCAGGTCGTCACCCTTTTGCAGTTTGCGCATCTCTAATTCAATCAGGTACGGCTTCCACAACCAGTAACCAACACCGCGATTTGCCCAATACGTAGACGGACGTAACTCCATAAGCGGGAGATCGCATAATTGCTCAAACGTCCAGTCGTGTAGGTTGTGACGAGGCATACCATTGCGCCACGCGCTTTCATAGCATAGATCCAGCGACTTGCTCATGTCAGACGTGGCAAAGGTGACAAGGTGGACTGTCATGGGCATATCTTGTATTCACGTATCTAGTAGACCAAACCATCGGACGCTCGTCCAAACTCACCATAGTACCCACAACTGTCGCGCCGATCTACGATCTCCCATTGTAGGTTCTCGTGACTACCGTCAAGCGACTCGGGGATGTAACGCCTTGCTGCCCCCATGGACGCGAATACACCCTCAAGAAAATCTTCGCAAGCGCAATCGCTAAAGTTATGTGAACGTTCTTTAGGGTACCCAGTCGTCACAGGGATAGAAAGCGTAGAGCACAGGTATACGCGCTGTTCAACTCCCGCGCTCATCTCAACCTCGCCTCCGACAACTTGAATATCATCGTGCCTACCAAGTCAGCAACCTGCCGTATTTCCATAAACACCAGATCTGACTAACGAGCGTCAGCAGCACTAGAAATAGACTAATGGCTAACAGTATCGGCACGACTTTCCAGAACAAAAACTCTCTAATCCAGTCGATCATCTTAGTTTCATCTCCGACAGCTCAAATATCTCCGTGTAGTCGTCAACTGCGCCACGTTGCCAGATGCTGCTAACACGCGGCCTCTGCCATGCCACCATCGGCGCAACACAGTAAGCATTTAGTTCGGGCAACAAGTCGCTCAGAGCATTGTCAAACATTTGCGCGCTGAATTCAGGTTGACGTTCCAGTATATGCCTAACACAGCGCTTGTTGTAGGCGACTGCATGCGTGGTCCATGCTGCCCGCACACGCCACAGGTGGTCACTGAAACGCTCCGGCGCGAGCTCGCCATTGTTCCAGCAAACAAGGTTTGCGCCAAGGTAGAGAATGTCCCAGTTGGCAGGTAGTTCGCTGATGGCTTGCGGCAAGTGGCTCAAGTCGCGAAAGGCGACGTCATCTTCCAGATGCAGCAGCCGATTGTCATCGGAGAACAGAAAGTCAAGCAGAATGTTGCGCTCGCTGTGATTGAATGACTGGTGTGGACCGATCTCTTTCACGGCTTCGTACTTTTCTACGGTTAGACCCACTCGTTGGCATTCAGCCCAAGCCTTGACCCACTCACTATAGTTAGCAGTCAGGCAGACACGGCGTTGGAAGAATGACCAGTCCATTACCGTTTCTCACTCTCAATCTGACTTATACGCTGTTGGAGATCTCGGATCTGATTACGCATGTCACGGTGAGAGCAGGAATTCAGTTGAGCCAATGCGTATAACATGAAAATCCATGCCCACAGCGCAAGACGGCTACGACTGCCATTTGCTCGTTCGCTCATTCCCGCTTCCTTCCCCCGTGTGCTGTCGAGATATGATGATTGGAAGAAGCATCTTGAACCACCCGCTGCTTCACGCTCAGCCACGGGTATTGCTGAAACGCAAAGCTGTAATGGTCCAAGGTGGTTAGTCGCAACCGTCTACGGCTTGCACGTAGCAGCGCCAGGGAATCAATTGCAAGGCACACGCTTTTCAGCGTCGGCTGCGAACTTGGGCCGTTGCTATCCCGTTAGGAAGTCGCCAGTCAACTTACTCCCGTCCCGAAGGATTTTCTTTCAGTCCCAACAGGCTTTCCCTGTTGTGTTTCTCAGACGGTATCCCTCAGACCTTCACAACGACCCAAGCCCTCTCAACGCAACACCCTAGTTCAGGAAGCCCCTCACTACTCCCCTGCCGCCGAATGCGGCGAGCGCTGCGCTGGTTCAAATATCCGTCACGCTACGATGATGGCGATGCTCGTTACTGAGTACGTTCAACACATAACTATGATTCAGAAACTTACCAACACCAATCACACGCCAACCGTCAACGTTCCTGATACGAAGATACTTGCCACGCACTGCGAAGATTGACGGAATCCAAGCGGTTTGAAAAGTGTTGCCACGCCGTAATCGGCATTGCGCGTAAACCTCGGGATGATGGGCCATGACTATGCCTGCCTGTCAAGGATTGAATTGGCGCGACGTATCCTATTCATCGCTGTTTACCTTCAAGCACCGCAACACGGCGCTGGAGGTCTCGGATCTTGGTGTCCTTAACCGCAAACAGAACAGTTACCAGCACGACAACCGTAAAAATTAGAACCAGCAAAAACCTGATGTCACGGCCGTGTTCCTGTTCACTCATCGCCCACCCTTCCCCCGTGCGTTGTTGGTAGTCGGCTTACTCGCCTCAACGTGACGCTCTGCCGCAATTACTATCTCCGCGCTCACCGTGCGCCGGTTTGTTTCAGCCAGTTTCTTAATGCTATTGAGCACCTTGACGGGGAAATAGATGTGCGTGTCCTTAACGTCTCGCTTCATGGGATGGAAATGTAGCACGGAGGGATTGACATGTCAAGCAGTTGTCAAGTAGGATTTGCGACATGGAAGAAACAAGAGAATTCGACGTAGAACTGATAACTAAGACGCGAACGAAGGTTGGGGTCAGCTTCCCATTGTATCGCAAGCACGACCTGATGCTTGATGATGCGGACTCTGTAGTCTACCGTCGCGTTGATAAGGACCTGAATGAAGTTTCAGTGCAGATCGCAAACTACTATAGCAACGGCGTTGAGCGGTACGAACTGGAGTTCGATAAAACGCGAATTGACGGTTCCGACTACTCTCTTGGTAAGGCTGAGTATGCCAACAACGAAGGCGAGTTCTTTGAGGCACTCCAGAAGTTAAGTGACGCTGTTGAGAAAGTGAAAGGACTAAACCAATGAACCCTACTGCCGCGTTTTACTATTCACTGCGCAAGTCATGGTATCGCAGGATGATTGATTGGCTGACGAGATGATACTGCCGCGTTATTGATTGACATAGACGTGAAAGCAGCGGCACCAGTCGCCCCCGGCACATTCAGGATTCGGCGCGGGTTGCAGGTCATCTTCATCGCTTGCCGTCTTGCCATCTTCATCTGCGCATGGCTGACAAACGTTCTGGTCCAACAGAGCTGAATACTCTACGCGCTCCCACTCGTCCCGGCGGTTCTCCGCTTCATCACTGCGCCCGATATTGATAACACGATTAGCCAGTCCTGTAGCAGCACGGTCGATATAGCCGACTGAGCTGGTAGCGAGCTCGCTGGTGACGGCAGCAATCAGCGTCGCGCCTGTCAGACCCAACAGCGAGTGACGCGCAGCGGCGGCGATAATGCGTGACTGCACATCGTTGGTAACGCGGCTGGTAGTGAGATCGGTGAGCAGGTCGAGATCATCAAAGTCGTCTGCGTCAGGTGCATCAGCCTTCTGGCCCAACTCAGCAGTCACCAGCATGCGTCCCTGCCGATGCACATTGACAAGTTGCTTGCTTAGGTCTATGCGCGTTGCGTCAGGCACCTGCAATACCAACTCGTGATAGTCAGCAGGCTTCACCTTGCTGATGCGCCTCAGCCCGTCGGCAATCAGCTTACCACGCAGGTCGAGCAGCACTTTGCCAATAGACTCCTTAGCGGATTCCTGTGCCTGAGCAACGCCCTTGACGGCAACCTTCTCGTGCTCCTTGGGCTCGCGGCCGAGAGTTAGACCATCGTAGTCGAAGGACTTGCGTTCCAGGTGGTTCAAGCCAAGATGGGTGTAGAAGGCCGTTGCTTTATCGGACCCATGTACGTCGATGGCGTGCTGCCAGAACCGGGCGTGACGAGCAGCTACCAGCGCATCCATGCGGAGTTTGAGGATCTTTTGCTGGAGGCTCATTTCGATGCTAGAATAATTAACCCGCGCCTGCTTAGAAACGGCTGAAAGCGGCGAGCGGAAGCGAAAGCTAAATATCGTCGCGCCAACATTCTCACTCTCGCACCTCAAAGTTTTTCATCTGCGCTTCCAGCCCTTCAAACCAGCGTTCCAAGTCAGCAAACTTCGCCAGCGAGGCAGGGTCGATTGGTTGTGGTTCGGGCTTAGGCTGTACCTCTGTCGCCATCGCAATCAGGCGCTCCGGGCTCATTGGCGTCGACAATCCCGGCACCATGCGGATGTCGCCCAGCGGTGGTCCAGCCGGCTTCTTGCCAATGGCAGTGAAGTACTGATCAATAGTGCTGCCGCCTGAGCGGAACACTTCCGACTCGCGCTTGACCAGCGCATCCTTATCCTCTTCCAGCACTCGCACGTTGGAGGTATCGAACCAGAACTCAGCGTCGTCAAGGTCGTCAAACTCGGGCTTCAGCTGCCAGTTAATCTCCTCGGCCCAAGTAGTTTGCAGCGGGATGATTACCTCCTCGTAGCCTTGCTGGCGGGCCTGCTCGCTGGAAGCGTAGCTGGTGCCATTCTGCAAGCCGACTAACAAGCCGAGTGTCGTGGCTGGGATCTGGAGGACCGCCGCTACACGTGACTCAGGGATGAGCCGCAGCATTGACAGGTCCAGTTCTTTAGGACTAAACCCCACCTTCTCAAAGTCAATTGGTTCACTGAGCACGATAGGCTCACCTACACGGTCGCCTGTGGTCTTGCGCAGCCAGCTTTCCTTCATGGTAGCAGCTTTGGTGGCGTCAACTCTGACTTCCTTGTCCTTGGGCGAGATCACAGGCACCTGAATGCCCATATTGCGCATGATGGCGGCAGTAAACTGGGCCATCTTGTCGTCGCCATAGAGTTCCTTGACGAGGGGCTCCAGCGGACTGCGCGTGCGCCGGTTCTCCATTAGTGGGCCACGCTTCAGGTGCAGCACGTCGGCGGCAGGCCATAGCTCCGGCGCTTTGCCTGGCACGTCAAACTGATAGTGGCTGATAAAGGGGTCGAGGTTGGCTTCTCGGGGCACGGGAGGCGAGCCATTATCACCGGGCCAGCGCGGCCGTATCAGGTAGTGGGGAATGTGCCAGAGTTCGACTACCTGCCCGGTCACACTGCGCACTTTCTTAAAGCGCACACCACCGTCAACCCACCAGTCGACTGAAGCAGCGTGCGAGTAGTTGGCCCAGACGTGATGCTTGTTGGGGCGGCGGATTAGCTGAGCAAGGGGATGCAGCGGGTCGATTGCAACGTCGCCTGCTTTGTTGGTGCGGCGGATTACGGGTCTGGCTTCGGGCAACCGCGTGCCGGTGTAGTTGTACACACAGGCAACCAGTGAGTGAAGGTCCAGCGCGCCTACTTCGCGGCGATAGTCAACTGCTGAGGTTGGGCCTCGGTGGCGAAAGCGGTAGTCGATGAAGTTGTCGTACGTAGCGGCTGCGGATGAAAAGTCGGGGGGTGCGGTAGCAGCGGCTTTCTGCTCGCGGGGTAACAGTGCGCGATAGGCGGTTGTGACACGTTTGATTAGACTGTCGACCACTTAGAACATCTCCAGTTCACGGTTGTTGGACAGCTTTGAGAATGCACCACTTGCTGCGTCTACTTGGTCATCATTAGCACCGTGCGGAAAAGCAGCCAGTTCGTTGCGAAAGCCGATGTTCCATGTACCTTTCACGATACGTACATTTTTCGCTTCACACTGGCTGGCAAAAGGATCGGCGCGAGTCTCCTTGTCGTTCTTCGCCATCTCAGTATGAACGCTAAATCCCGCCATGTCACGAACAATGTTTGCAATAACTTCCACGGCCAAACCCGGCACCTTCTCGATCCATGTGGGAATCACGCCATAAGCATCAAAGTCCGACTGCGCTGTGTCACGCATCTTCTGATTACGATCTCGTGGCGACCACTGCCCACGCTGCACGTCCTCGATGTAGTAAAGACCGCCATGCTCGGACATCAGGCAGCCGACTGAGTAATCCGCCTTTGTGCTGTCGCTGCCGCCAAGATCCCAGTAGCGTACGCGGCGAGCCCCAACAGGCACGGCGGTAACTTCGTGCGCCAAGTCTGCCAACTTGAACAACCCGCCTTCGCGTGGGGCCGGTCGCTGTCGATATAACGCATTCCAGTAATATGGACCAATGCGCTTTTCAATCTTCCGCAGTTTCTCGATTGGATAGCGCTCAGGGCATAATGCTTCGCCGACTTTGCGCTCATCAGGCTCCAGCGTACACGTTGGCGGGATCTCTAATAGCTCGGCTTCTTTGACAGCCTCGAGACACACAATATGCCAGTGCTCTGGTTCCTCGTCTGCTTCCTGTGCCAACAACCAACCAGCGAGGTCAAGTTGGTTCCAGCGAGTCATTTGCAGCACAATTGCGCCGTTGGGCTCCTCGCGTGTATAGAACGTCGATGGATACCAGTCCTGGTGCTCTTTCTGAACCGCATCGGAGAGCGCGTCTTTAGCGTTCTTGAGTGGATCGTCAATGATGCCTAGATGAAACCCTTTGCCAGTAATTGGACCACCTACACCTGCCGACCACAGACCTCCATTGTGAGTCGTCTCCCAATGTTTTACTGCTCGTGCTGACTCGCGCATCATGCTGCCACTGCTGAGAAAGTTGTCACGCGAGTTGCGCGAAAGAGTGTAGGCAAGCTCAGCTGCGTACGAGTTAATGCCTGCCCAACGCTCAGGGAAAAGGCTGAGATAGTAAGCTGAAAACAAGCGTGAGAGCAGTTCGGACTTACCGTGGCGTGGAGGCGCAAAGATCATCACTCGGTTGAGTTCGCCAAGCGCAACGCGGACTAGCACGCGGGCAATCTTTATGCAGTGTGAATACCACTTGAAACGGGGGTTAGCAAGCGTGACGAAGGACTGAAAGGATTCAAGGCTAGGCTTCGATTTGCCGAGTTGGAAGTTGGCTACCGGCAACCGCTTCGAGAAGTCGAATTGTCTTGTCTGCCATGACCCCATGCAAGGTTGCCATTTCACTGGCAGGCTGTTTCGTAACGTAAGACTCATCGCGCAATAGTTTGGACTGCGCTCGTAAAGTCGTCAAGTTTTCCTGCAAATAGTCAAACACCAAGTCGTCTAAACGCTGGCCTTTTCTAGCGTTAATTTCCGCTATTTGCTCAGGTGTTAAGGTGCGCTTCCAGTTGCGAATTGAGGACTCTGGCAGGTCTAAGTCACGCGCCACTTCCATTACACCCGCGCCAAGCAGGAGTGCCGCTATTGCTCGCGCTCGCTTGGTTTCAGGGTGCATGTACAGCTACTCCCGCCCTGCTGACTTACGCGGCTTCCGCCCGGCTCTCTGCATATTTGGATTGACCTCGAACTTGGCTAAATCACCCAGCCGAATGCGCACTGCACTGACTCGCGCATTGACTGTCTTTAGCTTACCCGCGTCAATTGCTGCATAGATTGCCTGCCGAGAGACGCCCTTGAGCTCCGCTGCTTCCGTGATTGTAACCAACTCGCTCATCGTTGAACAATACCAACCTTTACTTCATTAAAAACTTCTCAAGTAGTAAATCTATATTCAGGAAGGGTTTAAGTCATGCGACACCGCCGTTTTTCTCGAGTACGATCCGTCAACTTTAACCACAACTCGCTCATTGACGAGCATGCTAGCGCCTGAGAATAAAATAGTCAAGGGTAAATTATTGCTTGACACGCGTAAATAATTAGCGTAGGATGGACTCACTATGGCAAACACAACAACTGAAACGCAGGATGGCTTCACTGTGACGCATGTGAATACTACTTACACTGATGCCTACCTTGAGTATGGTCGCGCTTACTTTGCTGCGTTAAGCGCAGACGAACAGTGGCAACGCGAATTAGACTTTCAAAACGTGGATCGTTATTCACCGGAAGCTCGTGGTGTTGTCGGCTCAGGTTCGGCTTTATGCGGGCTGTATGAAGCCAAGCTGCAAGCTGACGAAGAACTGAGAAACACGACGGACGCGCTGAGGGTAAGCGGTACAGCAGCGGAGGTTGAAGCAGTTGACGCCTTGAACGAAACGAGAGGGTTGAGATGACGGCGAAAGTTGAAACCACTTACGGACTAGCAACGGCTGCCGGACGCGATGCGGGCAACCGTTCCATGCGCAAGGGGCGACGAACTAAGTGGGCGGTCAAGGACTGGAATACGGCCTGTGAGACGTTTGCGCGGTTGTATGGCACTCCTAAGGCTACGCCAGTGGGTGAAAACGTCACTGAGCGCGATTGCGCGAGCGTAGCGGGCATCAGGGAGGACGACCGCAATGGCTAAGTTTGACAGTTTACAAGACCATGAGTTTAGACGCGACGAATGGGCAGCAAGAGAACAGGGTGAAGTGAACACGCAACCCACGCTGGACGCTGGCGGGGAGTGGCGCGTTGACGGTATTCCATCAGGTACAGTTGCACGGTATGTGACGGATGCAACAGGTAACTACGGCATTGCGTTCGTTTACGGTAATACTCAAGAGGAAGCGGATCAACATGCCACACAAATCGTCGCCGAGCACAATGCTGTGGGGTTGCTGGTAGCGGCATTGGGACAGGCTGCTGAGCAGATAGTGTTTCTGGAACAAGCCCTTGAGGAGGTTCACGGCACACGCAAGCCAAACGAGACATTGATACAAATCAACGCCGCACTCGCTGCCGCCGAGAGGCGGTCATGAGCACCGACAACGATCTCAATCGACGCTACGCGATACTGTGCGCGGTAATCAAAGCCAGAACCAACCAAATTAAGCAACTACAGGCTGAGCTCGACAACCTGCATGCTGAGGCTGACAAGTTGGAGGATCAAATCGTGAAACGAGAAGAGAGCAAGTACTGCGCCCGGTGCTCCTGCTCGCTTACCAGCACGGATTGTGAGGCTGGGAGATGCACGCAGTGTAGTTATAGGTTGAATTACAACGTCAACCCCGCCTTCACCCGTAACTCTTGAAACTCAGTCGTGAACGAATAGCGATGCTCGTCGCTATCGTCTTTCTCCAGCCTGAGAATATTCAAAGCTCGCAGCTCATCAGCAATGTAGCCTGTCGTGGTATTCGCGTACTTTGTCAAACGGCAGATTTCAGCACGTGAGATGTCGGCACCATCGGGAATGGCGTTGAGCAGTTTTAGCCGTGAGTTGGGGATCGTGTCGATTGCTACACGCCGCGCCAATCGCACATCAGACTCGTCAATCTCAGCGCGTCGGAACAGCGAGGCGTTACCACAGGCGATTTGAGTAAACGCCTGAATCAGTCGCGTTGGCATCTCCGGCTGGCCGGCAAACATGATGCGGTCCTTCTGGTCGCGGTCCACGTGGCAGCGGCACCAGGCAACGACCTCGGCCAGCGCGTCCATTTGCTGCTCGATTAGTGGACTAACGGCGCTGCAATAGGTAAGTGTTGGCAGGTCAATGAACTCTTTAGTGAGCGCGTAGAGGCCATCCTTGATTTCCTTCTTATGCCCGTTTTGGCGGCGTGCAAACTTTGCCGTCTCAATGCCGTCAACACGAGGCAGCCGTACCTGCACGAACCTGTCACCCATCTTGTTGTTTACCGCCCACATGGACTCAATCACCGGCGTGACGGCGGCAATAGCCGAAATCTTGCCCTGCCACAGCACTTCGCTTTTAGAAGACACTCCAAAGTGCCGGGAGTAGCGCCCGTCGTAAATCTCCCGCAGTGCGCCAAGTATCTGGTCGCGGTCATCATGTCGCTTGGTCAGGATGGTAGTAAAGTCCTTGAACAGGAAAACGGCGCTGCTGCCCACTTCGCGCAATATCCCGTACTTTGGCTGGTTTCCCGCCTTTGACCAGCCGCTAATCAGCGCCGACACCGACAAATCGCTGAGAATCCGCACGTCGTTGAATACCGACAGGCACTCGATGACAACGCTGGTCTTGCCACTACCCGGTACGCCAATCACGTACAACCACACGGGCTCCGAGTCTTTCTGGTAATGCGCCGCTGCTGTTGCCAGTGCGATTCGCAAGGCATCCAAGTCAGGTCTGTAAAACCACTTCTCCACGTGCTCGATTAACGCCAGCCACGCCGTTTCTGCCCGCGTCTGTCGTACCGTAGCAATTTGAATCACCTCTGCCAACTTGACCGGATTCTCCATATACTACGTACAGTTAGTCTCCTGTATATAGGAGACAGAGAATATATAAGGGTTTAGATTCAAGGGCTTAGAGGCAGCACGCGGACGCCATCCCGTAACTAACTGTACGTTACAAGAGTTTGAACGGCGAGCGGGTATAGCGAGAATTGACGGCTTAGGGGATGCTGGCATAGTTGCTTTGGTTGAAACTACTTGTGACCGTTGCCGTTGGACTGCTTCGGCGGCCTGCCGGACGGTGGATTGTCTTTGGTGATCCGTTCGGCCTGCTCGGGTGTCAGGAGATACACCTTACCAGCGCGAAGGACATGCAGACCAAGACGCTTGATACGCTTTTGCACGGTGCGCTGAGCAAGGCCCGTCGCCTTTGAGAGATCGTCTGTTGTAACAAATCCTGACACCATGAGTGCTCAACAGTACGTCAAAACGCCCACTTTTGCAAGTGGAAAATAATTGTCAACTATTTTCATTCTACCTATTGACAAACTGTGCGCGTACGCGTATAGTGGCGCTCATGATAAATCAAACAGAAAAACAATCGTCGTTAGAAGAGATTGCGGCACAGATGGCGCGAGAGATCGAGGTAAGACGTGAACGGCGAGCGCGGTTGTTTACGGCAGTAAGAGAAATGAAGGCTAAACTTGCAGTGCAGCGCGCACTGTAGGCCCAGACTCGTTGATACCTAAAGGACTGGACAGCAACGCGCTAAACTGCGCTCAGCTTGAAACGAGGGAGAGGGACGCAATGGCAAACAGGAATCAGGTAGCGAAAAGCGTAAGAGAAGACAAAGAGTCGCACCGGAACCGCTACTGCACGGTCAAAGACTGTTTATGGAAGACCGCGATGGTTAGCCCGGACGGTAAGACTTACATCCTGAATTCAGATCCCTGCCGTAAGCATCCGGTCGTGGTGCCATCGTCCAAAGAGGTTACGCCTGAGACGCGAGCGCTTGCGGAAGACACTTTCAGCCGGATTGAGAAATTGATTAAGGCTCGGGAGCAATTCGCAAAGAGGTTTGGTTCGTGATGATTAACCCAAATGAGCTTGCAATCAATAGCTGTAACAATGGCAACTGTGATTCGTGCAGTAAGTCCGTTCCTGAATCGGAGTTAAAGGGCGCAATGACTAGCGCGGGAGTTGAAGGATCGTTCTGTCACGAATGCAGACATGGAAAGACTTGCGATTGCCCGCCTGATTCAGAGCCTAACACGATAGTTGAGTGTGACGTCTGCGACAGCAGGGAAACGCTTGGCGGCGAGGTTTCAGAGCGCACGCTTGAAGACGCGGGATGGTATCTCGGCGATATATCGATCTTGTGCCCCGACCACGCCGCGCCGGATTCAACAGATTCGAATAGGGCCACAGCGATGAAACAACTACTCCAGAAGAACACAGGGCGTCAGGACAAGGTCCAGTGCGCCGACTGCTGGCAGTGGATTAAGCGTGACGAGAACCATACATGTAAACAGCAGGTGCGGCGCAATCGACAGGCGGAAACGGGTGCTAACAGGCTGAGGCCGTCTCAAAAGATAGTCACGGTTTGCGATAAATGCTTAACCGAGTCTTGTTGGCAGGGGCGCTTTATGTGCGAAGAAGCCCGCACCGCAGGAACGATCACTGACACTGAAGAGAACATCGCCAGACTGAAGCCGAGTGAACTGGAGCAGGCCGCAGAGAATTCATGGCGGTAATTGATCGCTTTCTACGCCATGTGTAGTAGGAGGATAAAGTTAAGATGGAAAACACGCTGACCAATGAAGAGAAAGCCGCGCTGCTCAACGCCGTAGTCGATCGCGCTCGTGCCGACCTGAACGACGGCAAGCCGCTGGCGGAGATGGTGCACGATAATGGCGTTGAGCAACGCATCCTGACTGCTATCAAGCAGGACCGGCACCTTGCGTCGTTGGCGGTAGTACGGGCGGCGATTGCTGACGTGCTGGACGCCGGACGGCCTTCAGCCTTCTCAACGGAACGTGGCTGGCAGTTTGATTCAGACGATGAATCCGACGAAGAGTCCGCGCTTCGACTGGATTTTATTGAGGCGGTTTGTGTCCGCATCGCCCAACTCCAGCAGCCGCCGCACAACATGGACGCGGAACGTTTGACGAAGGAGCGGTTGTGATGGGCGATGATTCAACGTACGAAACGGAGGGCAATGGGAATGTTTGATTTCCTTTCAATGGCGGGCAACTACGAGTCGCGTAAAATCGGCAGGCTTGAGGCTGAGTGGGGTTTAGTAAGCACAGCCTATGTCAATGACGCTGATAAGCCTTACGAAACCGCCGTCCGGCACCGTGACTATAACGACGGCAAGATCGTAATCGTTGAGGCTTATGATACACGGGAAGAAGCAGCGACGGGGCATGAGCGTTGGGTAGCGACGATGACTAGCGACAGGTTACCAGATCGGTTAATAGATCGCGGAGAAAGCGGTCTATCGCAACTTGTTGATGCGTTCGGTGACGACAACGAGTGGCGCATTAAGAATCGGATAACTAACAATGGGAACTGAAACTATCGTGCATGATTCAGCAACTTACACATGTGGCTTCATGGGCCAGCCTTGCTTAATGTGTCAATGGGGCGCTGGGCGGGAGCGACAACAACGCATTCAGCAAAACGTTACTGCGGTTATAAGCGATAACAACTTCAAGCACTTCCAGCAACAATTAGCAGCATCCGTCGAACAATCCACCGCCACTATCCACGCTCGCCGCCGTGCGCTGCTGGAACGCGCTACGCCTGATGCTCCTACTGACGGCGCTGTGGCTCTGGCCCACGCTTACCTCGCTGATAAGACATGGTTTCAGCGGCTGTCGGACAATGCGGCTGAGGATCGGTTTGTGGAGTTGCTGGCTCAACAGATTGACAATGCAATTGAGCAATGGCTGCAAGTGGTTCGCCATACTGACGAAGACGACGGAGTACGAGGAGGAGAGTGACGACTGATGCGCCACTTTCCCGACTGGATCACCTACTGCCCGCGTCCCAAGCGCCGTCCATTGTGGCGACGGGTATGGCGTGCGATTCAGCGGCGATTATGGTGGTAGGTGAGGGGTAAAACACAATGAACTGTGATTGCATAACAAGAATTGATGAACAACTGGCGGAGCAAAACTTTGCGTTGGATACATCTTTTCTGCTTGGTAAGAATCTATCCCTGACCGCTATAACCCTCAGTGTCGGTACTCACTGGAAAGACTCCTCAAAGAAGGTTCGCGGCAAGAAACCGCCAACAATCGTAGTTAGCTTTTGTCCTTTCTGCGGCGAAAGGGCGGCCACTGAGAAGCAGGAGAGTTGAGGCTGGTAATGGTAACTGAAATCATTTTACCCGCAGTCGGTAACGAGCCTGAGAGCCGTACGGGCATGAGCTTGAATTGTGCGGCTCGTCTTGGGCCAAATCTTGACCGTGAATGCAAACGCATGGCTCGCAAGGGTGATTATTGTTTGCAGCATTGGCAAATGAATTACGGTCACAACTTTGACTCGCTGACACTTGAGTGTGGGTGTGGCGTTAAATGGAATGAAGAAGGTGCCTCGGAAGTCTGCGACGCGAAAGTGACTTACGTTGAATTTCACAAAGCGCCGGAGGCTAGCAATGGCTGAGCAGGTGAAGATAACGGGCATTGAAATCATCGCAACTGAGCGTCGCCGACAGCTTGAAGTAAAAGGCTACACACCCGAGCATGATGATGAACACGACCTTGGTGAGTTAGGGCTTGCCGCTGCGCTTTACGCGCTACCTTATGATGCAAAGGTTGGAAACGAACCGCTGCTAAAACAGGATGATTTCATTGCGCTACATATTGCGCTTGAGACTGGATGCGACTTCTACGTTGATCCTGAGCCTGACAAGTTGAAACGATTAGCTAAAGCAGGGGCGCTGATCGCGGCCGAGATCGACAGGGTAATTCGCGCAGACACCGCAATTGCCGCTAGAGAAGGGACGGAATAGATGAAACGCAAGATGATCAGTTTGCAGGCGGGCGAGAACCTGAACCGCAACCCTAACAGACCAGTTGTGGTTATTGTCTCTGCCGGTGATCAGTCTTATCTATGGATTGGCAATAATGCGAAGAATGACAGGATGTGTTTTGCAACTCTAAGCAACCGTCGCGCACTAACCAATTTGGCTAATTCAATTCTGAGTGCGCTGAAGGAGCAATCCCAATGACCCAGGCGAAGGCGACAGCAAGACCGTGGAAGGTGGTTATTGATGACACCGGTGATCCGGTTACAAGCGGCTATCCGTCAATTTCTCCCGTTGACGAATCTTTGGATGAAACAATTATTCACTGGGACGGTTTTCACCATGAGTTTTGGCATTCACATCCTAGTCAGCCCGTTCAGGTAGCTAATGCATACCTGATTGTCACCGCAGTTAACGAACGCGACGCGCTATTTCGTGAGACGGCTCAACTACGAAGGACGTTAGGGTTGTTAGTCAATCGCATTGAGAAGATGATGGAAAACGGCCCTGAGTGCGACTGCCCAGTAGAAGGGCATCTATGCGGCTGGCCGACATTACAGCGGGAAGTGGAAGGTGCTCGCGTTATCCTCGCAGCAAAGGAAAGGTAACGAGTGATGGCAAGTGAGTTTTCAGAACAGTTAGCGAAGAAACTAGATGCGCCTGCGCCTACGTTCTTAACGAGCGCGGTGGTGCGGGTGATCGATGCCGAGCTTCAGGAAGTTCGGGAAGTGCTCGACGGGCTACGTGATAACGATTGCTACGACGCATGTTGGCAGCGCTGGGGCAAGGAGCGCGGCGACGATCAATTTCATTCAGACGCATGCCAACGCGCTCGCGTCTTGATGGAGAAACGGGAGGTTAAGTGATGGCTGATAAAGTTGTCGAGATAACGCTGCGCGTCGATTCTCAGTTCGTCCGTTTGCTTAATGCGAATGTTGGGTTAAGCGGAGGTATCATACCTGACGGTCCACAAGATCCGCGTAGTGTTCTTGCCCGCGTGGTGCTGGCCGAAGCGTGCGGCGCACACGCAGAACAAACCGCATTGATTATCCCGCCTGAATGGCGCGGGAACATCGACATAGTCCCAGAACGCCGCAAGGTGTACGAAGGCGGGTGGTCGGAGGTTAGATCATGAGCACAACTAGAGAGGTTGCAGAGCGGATTGCGGAAACATTATTCCGTGACGGATCGCATCGAGCCGCTGATCGGCTACTACTTATCAGGGGAGAACCACACGCCGGCGCGGCGGTTGTTAGTAACGCTGAATATCTTGGCGGTTTTAGTAAAGCGGCGGTGGCTAGCCTTGTTGCAACACTATTAGACGAAGCCGCTATCAGAGAAGGGAAGCCACAGTGAATAACGATGATCTGACAAAGGAGCCGCGCTCCGTCTGGGCATTGCTGATGGGTGAGGCTATGGGGTATCAAGTCGGCAGAGATGGCGTGACCGCAATTCAACCGATTGACGTTACCGGCCAAATGGCCTGTGTGCCGTGGTTCAACGTGTGGCGCGGTCAAACGCTTGCCTGCAAGGTCAACGCTGCTTACGTTCACGTAGTCGAATATGCGCCATCTAATTGAGAAGGGAAGCTACGCGAATGAGTGAGAAGGAACAGCGGGGGTGTCTGGAGTGTGGATCGCTTAAGGGCCACAAGCTCTCTTGCGTTAGCGGCAACGAACAGGCCGCGAGGTATCAGGATTCACTAGAGAGACGCTACGCAGCTACGCAACTCAAGGAGATTTATGCCTGCGACAAGTGCGATTTATGCGAGGATCATCATCAATGACTCTCACCCCTGAACAAACTTGCTGGAGTTGAGCGCCGCAACAAATCATAGGTATTGACAATCCTATGATTATGTGATACAATGCTCTCATGGTTAGACAAACTACATCGCCATCGAAGATCATAAAATACGCTGAGTCAGTAGGCGTTGAGTTTTTGGCAGAACGGACAGGCCGCGTTTATTTAGTTGGGTGCTGGTCGCCCAAAGGAAAGCGATGGTCTACAACCGAAACCCACTACTACGCGCTTGAAGGGGAAGGTTATTACACTACGCCTAACTGGCAGGAAACATTGAACGAATTAAGAGCTCAAGTGGCTTATGGTTTTGAAGACTGTGATGATGAAGAGTGTGATATATGCCATCCAGTCTAAAGCGCGGCTACTCGAAAGACTTTAAGCCGCATGGCGGTTCAGGTAAGCGCTACCTGTTGGATCAAATTCCCGCTGGCCTGTGGGCGCGAGTGCGAGAGAAAGCAAAGCGTGAGGGCGTGTCGCTGCGAGCGTTGATTCTAAAGCTTCTAACTGAATGGGTGAATGAGCCATGACTACTGAACAACTAGCGGCGCTGAGGGAGGTAGCGGAGAAGGCGAAAGAAGAACAGGTGGACGATTGTCCTGATTGCCGGGACATCGCCAAGAAGTTTAGAAACCTATTTACGCCAACTACGTGTCTGGCGTTACTGGGGGAAGTGGAGCGGCTGCGGAACGACTTGCGAATCTTAACGAAAGGGAGATTTATTCAATCATGAAAGTCGGATCGGATTGCTACGTCTTAATTGCTATTGACGATGATTACAAAGTGCGTGAGTGCATCGTGGTTACCAGCCTGCCGCTAGCGCGGGAATTGTATGACCAACTGCGCGGGATTTGGGGCGGCGAAAAGGTCTGCATGGCAGCACGAGCGGTAGATGCGGTTCCGGATAACTTGGAACTGTCAGCGGTTATGCCTTCTGGCTTTCGTGGACGGCGTGGATAAGGAGCAACCATGACCACTACTAATTCACCAGCAGCGCAACCACAGGGAAGGGAACTGTTGCCGTGTCCGTTCTGCGGAGCACGCGCTAGGTTAACAATCGTGGCCGAACATCTCGCCCCGGCTGAAAACGGATTTCCCGTACACGTTGAATGCGGAGGGACGGCATCTTGTTTTAGTCACTACTTCGAGGACGAATCAGCTGCAATCAGGTTCTGGAACACCCGCGCTGACCTTCCTCGCGCTACAGCAGACGGTAACGCTCGTAAGTTGACACTTCCTGAGTTGAATCACCTGTTGGCGTTGCTTGAGTCAGAGAAGGAATCGGGTGAATACGCCAGACCACGCGAACAGTATTACGCCCGCACTGAACGATTGATGAAATGGTGTCAGGAGCAGATCAATGGATGAACTCAACACGATTACCAATGGTCTTAACACCTTACTAGCGTCTTACACTGAGCCGTGCATCGGCGACTGCGACCATAGTCAATGCCCGCTTCTGCGCGAACTTCACGCTTTGCGAATCAAGGCCACGTTAGAGAAAGCGCGACTGACCGTCAAGCCTATCGTTGACAGAGAGCGTCAAGGCGAGCAGATTGGCGATCTAATGAACATGCGACTTGACTCAGCCGCTCCCCGCGCTACCGGAGAAACAACAGTTGAGGCGGCGCTGGCTGAGTTGCGGGAAGTATTTCCAAATAATTTTATTCGCGTCAGGACGGTCATTGAACGAGTATGTGATGAAAAGGAGGGCGAGGAATTTGATCGCGAACACAGAGCATGGGTGCTGGTAATGAATCACGGTGAATTTCACGGCCCAACTCTCGCTGACTGCATGGCCCAAGTCCGCGCCGCTGCGCAGACTAAAGCAGGGATTGGGGCCACCCGCACGGAAGGGGAAGGAGAGAAGTGAACTACAAATCGTCTAGGGATTTTCAGGTCGCTGGTAGCGGCAAAGAATCAATCACTATTGCAACCTACGAAAACGGTCAGCCCGTCCTCGTGGCTACTAAGAGCACCGAGTACATGAACGAGCAAAGCGTTGAGATACCGTTGACGGATGTATCGCAAGTCGAGGCGTTAATCAAAGAGCTGCAAAGCATCAAGCCTCGATTGACGAGCGCGAAGTGAAAGGCGGTGAAAAGGATGGGCAAATCTATTGGAACATGCGGACACGAACTACCCTTTGATTGGGAGCACAGCGGAGCCGCAAACGTCGCAGTTAAAGACTATGACCGTGCCGACAATAGGGCAATTGCGTATCGGGTCGTGTGTCGTGACTGTCGTATTCGCTACGCCGATGCGGGCCAGTTGTTAGCAACGGAACCGCAGCGTGAACATTGGTTAAAAGGCGACCCGCGACGACAGTGAAAGGCGGTAGTCGTGGCGTGTCATGATACCTGCATTGAATGCGATTACTGCGGTGATTCAAATGCCGTATGGACAAGGTTCTGCACGGACTGCGGCCTTGACTACTGCAACCGCTGCGAGGTTGAGCACAAGGTTGAATGCGGAGGCAAAGGCGAATGAAAGGCGGCAGTGATGAGTGACCAAACTTTTATAGCTCTGATTCTGGTGTTCCTGCTGATACGTGACATTTGGGAGCATCGACCGGTGAAAGGCGGTAGCTGAAGCGATGAGTGAGGTCAAGCAAGATAACGAGATTCACAGCCCGACCGCATGGAGGCGCGACCTGAAAGCGGCTGGATGGGTAGGAATCAACTCAATTACCTACCAAGATCCTGAAGGCCGTCTCTGGCGTGGTCCATATGGCGCGTGGCGCGAACTTCAAAAGCGAATCGTGAAAG